AACAGTTTCAATACCAGTTAAGGATTATACCGAAAGTACTACGGATTCATTCGACAGAATTTTTGCTTTGCTTTCTAAAACAAAAAGCGGTGAAAGTTTTTTTGCCTTTTTTAAAGTTATGGCTGAAAATGAAGGAGTGCAAGCAAAGCCAACCAAAAGAACGCAAGATACTTTTGAAAAAGTAAAATATCAGTATCGTGAATATATTAATGATATGATGCAACGATATAAAAATTGGTGCGAAACTAATAAAGATAAGGATTTTGTTAATACAAAGGTTGTTAATAAAAATTTTCAATTTGGTCTTAATACAACTGATAATCATATTGCAGATGACAATATAACTTATGAAAACATATTAGAATTTTTGCATCAAATTTTCTACACATTTTATTATTATATGGACTTTTTGGCTATTGAAATGATTAATATGGTTGAGTTTGAAAAGAGTTTATATAAGCGAATTACCGAAGATGTAACTTTTAGGAAAATTTTTAGCGTTCCAAGCACAAAACAAGAAATTAAAGACTTGATGCGAACTTACACTATTGCGATTTTGGTCGAAAAATATAAGGTTGTAGAAGGTGGCGCATATTCAGATACTCCAGAACAAAAAAAGACAAAAGAAGATAGTTTGAGAGATAGAATTTTAAAATTAAACGAAGCACTTAATAGCATATAAAATGAAAAATAACGTAAGAATTACAAGAGAGCAAATTAAAGCTATGCACGACCATTTAAGCGGTGATGCTTTTGCTAATAAAAAACCAAAAAGTGATTTAAAGCTTTATTATAATGCGTTTACTCCAAAGGATATATATGTGAAATATACCGCTTATTCTTTGCAACCCGATAATGGCATTGAATCGATAGTAAAAGTTCATTGTATTCAGCCTAATGGCTCAATTAGTAATTGTGCAGACCAATTTGAAAACTTAAAACAGCGCATGGAGTTTGAATCTAACTTTATAGAAGTGGATTTGGATGCTAATGGTAATATTGTATTTGTATGAATAGTGTAAAAGACATTTCAGAAGCTTTAATAAAAATAGCTTATGCTGATAAAACAGATAGGATTGAAATGATAGCAAAATTAGCTAAAGATTTTCAAAGTGTTCCTTATAGCGAAATACCACAAGTTCAACATAAATTGATAGCAGAAATATTCGGTGATTTAAGCCAAGAAATTTCTAATGCCAAAACACAAGAACCTGCTGGAGAAGTGCAAAAACCAGTTAAGACTAAAACTACAAAAACAAAACCAGTTGTATTACAACCCGAAGAAATCGAGGTTGTAGAACCGCAAGTCGTTGTAGAAGAACCAAAAGTGGTTGTTTCAAAACCTGCACCTACACCGAAACCAAAGCCAGCGCCAAAACCAAAGGCAAAAACGGTTACAAAACCAGCCGATGACCTTTCGTTTTTAGATAATATTGATGAAGCATTTTAATAACAAAAAATAAGAATAGACATGACAGTAAAACAAAAATTTGACAGAATTGACCAAAGCAAGCTTGCACAACCGCAAGTAGATATATTGAAAATGATGGCTGAAAAAACCAACAATTTCAAAACTAAAGATAAAGCTACTTTAGAAAAAATTGATGCCAGTCTGGATAAGATTATTTCTGCTTTACAAGAGAAAAATCCAGATGCCTTAAAATCAAGCGCAAAAAAAACTTCTACCGCTAAAACCTCAACAAAAGGCTCAAAAGGCGGAAAAACGGCTATGCAACTAGCAAAAGAAATTCGTAAACCAAACGAAAGCTGGAATGAAGCTGTAAAACGTGCTGGTTCAATTATGCGTGGCGATGCTAAACAAGCAAGTAAAGTAGTTACATCGGAATTGCAAAAGTTGAAAGCTTTTGTAAACAGAAGAAAGGAATTGAAAGGTATTGCTGGAACTGATTTGTTAAGAGATTCAAAAAGACAAGCCAAGCCAAAAGGTAAGAGAAAATCAAAAGAGGGTAATGTGTACTATGAGTATAGAGAAAATCGTATTGATAGATTGTCGCCTAACTATCCTAAAAATTCACCTTATTTAGAATTAGGCGGTGGGGTTGATGCAACTATGGAATATGATTTAGCTGGCAATACTTCTGGAGGAACTGGTGGCTTGAATGCTGATATGCCTTTAAGTGATGTTTCTGGAACTAAATATACTGACTTAGTAGGTGAAACTGGCGCAATGTCGGCTGGTGAAATGTTTGCTCGTGGAGGTAGTGTACACGATTTAAATATAACACAATTATGGAGAGGTTATGCTTCTGCAATTCTTTTTTCCGAAACAGATTTTGATACTGATGAACCACTTGATTACAATTATACAATTTATGATTTTGATAAAAAAAGTGAAACAGATGCCAAAAAAATGCTATCTATTTATTATGTAAAAAATAAACAAGCAATTGAAAAAAGTGGGTTAGATTTAGAAACTATTGGAATGGATATTTGGTACACTCAAGGAGGACATGGTGCTGGATTTTTTGACCATAGTCTTACTCAAAATGTTGAAGATAAATTAACTAATGGTGCAAAACAATTTGGTTCGCCCTCAATTGAAAGTTATGATGGAAAAGTTATAATAAGAGGTATTAATATTGATAACTATGCTCGTGGAGGTTCAACTGACCGTAAATATTTAAACCATAGTGAGGATTATGAGGTAAGATATGCTAAAGGTAAAAATAGACGAGGGTATGGTAATTTGAAATTTGCTGATGGCGGTTCAACCGACCATAAATACTTAAACCATAGCGAGGATTACGAAGTAAGATACGCTAAAGGTAAAAATAGACGAGGTTATGGTAATTCAAAATTTGAATTAGGTGGCGCTACTATGGCAAACCAACAAGTTATTGCCGATGCTTCGCAACAATATGTAAATTACTATTTAGGTGAAGGCGCAAATCGTGGTATGTTTAAAAATGGTGGTGCTATTAAAAATCAATATGCTGGTAGAACGCCTCAAAATGTTTGGAACAACTTAACGATTGCACAAAGAAAGCATTTTCTTTTTGACCACTTTTTAAGCAATTCTGAAAAATTTTTAGACAAACAAGATTACCAAAAAGCAAGAATTCAAATAGAAGAAACAACAAAAGAAGATTGGAATAGTTTGCCAAGATTGGCTCAAATGGAGTTTGAATCTCACATTAGAAGTGGTCAATACGCAAGTGGCGGTATGATGCCAAAGGTGTCAAAAAGAAAACATAGAAACGATTAACTTTATGAGTGTTTAAAATTTATAAAAAACGCAACGAAATTTAATTTTTGTAGCGTTTTAAAAAATTAAAACAACATTCATAAAAGTAATTTTAAAAATAAGCAAATGTTACAATTTCAAACAGTAGGAAATACATTAAAGGTAAGCAATGAAAGCGCTACCGTATTTTCAATTTCCAAAAAGGATGTTTATTACATTCAAAGTAGCTTAAATGAGGATGTTCCCAAAATATCTCTTTACAACCTTAACGTTGGTGTTTTTGCTGTGGTTTTTCAAGCGCTTCTTTCAGATTGTTCAGACCCAAATGGCGACCCTTTTACGGTAAACAGTTTTACTACTTTTGCGGAGGATAATTTGGGTTTTAATTCGGGTGGAACATCACCCTCAATAACTGTAACTGATAGCTACGCAACATTACCCGACCCTACAACAGTAAGCGGTCAGTTTTATTGGTGCGAAAATGCGGATGGCACATTTCCCGTAGGCTTATATTATTCAGATGGAACTGCTTGGCAGTTTCAAACTTCTGAAAACATTACAGTGGTTGCTAATTACTCTGCTTTGCCAGACCCTACAACGGTTAGCGGTCAATTTTTTTGGGCGGAATCAAGTCAAGGAACAAGTTGGTTGCCAGCAGGTTTAGGAGGTACATATTACAGCGCTGGTATGTATTATTCAAACGGTGTTTCATGGAGTTTTATTGATGTACCTTATCAAGCTACCCAATCCGAAGTAAATGCAGGAACAAATAACAATAAATTTGTAACGCCAAGCACGCTAAAAAATCAAAATTATTTAGGAACAGTTACTTCGGTTTCTGCATTAACATTAGGAACAAGTGGAACAGATTTAAGTTCTACTGTTGCAAACGGAACTACAACACCTACAATTACATTAAATGTTCCAACCGCTTCTGCTACTAATAGAGGGGCGTTGAGTTCAACAGATTGGACTACTTTTAACAATAAACAAAATAATTTAAGAACTTTTCAAACTACTCAAGGAGTTTATTATTTTAATGAGTTTATGGGTAGTTTAGCGGCAAACGTTACTGCTGCTACAAATGATGTTATTAATACCTTTGGTAATGGTCAAGGAACTACAAGAGGTACAAGTACTATTACAAATAGAACTAATCAGCAAGGAGTTGTAGAATCATTAACTTCTGCTAATAATACAGGTCAAGCTGGCTGGCAATATGGTGGAACAGCTTTGTTTATAGGAACAGGAGTAATTACTTTGGAAACTTATGTAAATATTACTACATTATCTACTCTAGCTGAAAGATTTTATACATTTTTTGGCTATGCTACTGGTTCTAATTATGCAAATATTTTAAATAACATAGCTATTGTTTATGATGAAGGCGGTGTTTATTTAAGTGCAAATGCTTCACCTAATTTTAAATGTATAACAAGAGCAGGGTCAACAGTAACGACAACTGTTACTTCAATTGCTGTAACAGCAGGGCAATGGTATAAATTAAGAATAAACATAAATGCAGCTGCTTCTTCAGTAGAATTTTACATAGACAATGTATTGAGAGCCACACATAATACAAATATTCCACTTACAACAACACCTATGTTTATAGGAAATGGAATTATTAAAAACACAGGTAGTACTGCTAGAGCAATGCAAACAGATTATTTTATGTATGAGGAAATTTTTACAAACCCACGACTATGACAATATACATTTACACACAAGGAAATAGCATTATAGAAACTACTGATATAAATGAAATACCAGAGGGCGTTTCTTATGAAACTATTGAAAGAGAAGAAACTATTGATATGGTTTCTCTAATTAATGAAGCCTTGCAAATAGATTTGTATTATACAAGCTTAATTTCAGACCTTTTAAGAAAGCACATTGAAAAATTAGCTATTGATAATATACCTATTCCCCAAAGTGTTATTGATGAAAGAGAAAGACTAAGAGCCGAGTGCAATCAAAAAATTACCAATTTAGGAATAAATGATTTTAGTTATAGACAATCAAATTTAAAATTGTAAAAAGAATTATAAAGCAAAAAAACAAAATGAAATTATTTACAAAAGCTGATAATGCAAAATTGTTTGCCAATTACTCAAAAGGCAGTGATATGGCAAACCAAAACGTAGTGGTTAAAATTTTTAATCCCTATGGTAGAGGCACATGGTTCATTATGAATTCAGACCCAAACGACCCAGACTATTTATGGGGTATCGTTGACTTAGGATATGGTGCGGAAGTAGGTAGTATATCAAGAAGCGATTTGGAAAATTATAGAAACAGATTTGGTTTGGGTTTTGAAAGAGATACTTCTTTTTCGCCTATAAACGCAAGGGAGGTTTTTAAAGGATTGCAAAATGGTGAATTTTTCGTGAATGGTGGTAGATTATTGTCGCCCAAGCAAAGATATATAGCTGAATTAAAAGGCTTGACTGGTTTACGACAAAAAGCTATCGAGGACTATATTGAAGAAAACAATTTAACCAGCGATGAAGTCTTGCATATTGTTATTGGATTAGGCAGAAAGCAAATTAGCGGTAGCGATGTAAGCACTGCAATTGTAGGCAAAAAAAACAACTCTGAAAGCAAAAAGTTGTTAGCTTTTGCAAAGTCAGACAAGGCTTTAAAAGCTGAATATGGTGCTTTTATGGATAACGTTTATGCTGGTGGTGGTTCTTTTAGGGAAAAAAGAAACAAATATCTCGAAAAATTAGGCAATAAAGAAGCTAAAATTTGGGATAAAATAGGCGCAAGTTCTGGTTCTGAAATTCGAGAAAATGAAGCATTATTAAAAAAATATGCTGATAGTGTTGAAGAAATGCTACAAAAAGAAGGTGTAGGTAAAGGTAGTTTTGATAGAGAAGATTATTATTTTTACACTGATGAAAATTGGCATTTATTTAATGATTTTCTTGTTTGGAATAGGTATTATGACCCAACTTTTACCGACGTACAAAAAGCTTGGAGAAAAAAAAGCTTTAAAGAAGAAATGAAAAAGTACAAAAAGGCAAAATATGTTGCCAATCCAAATGTGATTAACGTAAGCAGTGCTTTTTCAACAAAAGTAAATCCTAAATACATACTTAGAAGCGATATTGAAAGCGTAACTGTAAAAAAAGCAGGGAAAGAAGTAACTTATAGCGGTACTGATGTTTTTAATGGCGCTAATATGCTGAAAAGTGGCGGTGATTTAAAATCCAAAGGCAATTATATTTCAAAAGCTAATGTTGTTTCTGTTAAGCTTAAAAGTGGTAAAGAAGTGAAGCCAGCAAACGGTTATTGGGTCAAAAAAGGCGCTACACCTATTTCTAATCAAAAGTTTGATGGCGGTGGAGATACCGATGAAGGTGTAGACTTGTTTGAAGATTATGAAAATATCCCACCAAAAGTACAAGCTGTTTTAGATAAATATGAAGATGCTTTTGAAGATGGTGATTATGATGGTTTAAATAAAGCTGTAAAAGAATTAAACGAAATTGGCTACACATTTGATTTTTACGTTGATGGTCAAGCATACGACTTGAGAAAAATTGGACAAAAAGGGAAATCCGAATTTGAAGAATATGAAATGGGAGGTAAAACAACCTTTGCTCAAAAATCAAGTGCAATAGCCAAAAAATTTGTCGGGAAAGCCGTAGAACCTAAATACCAAAAAGAATACGGAAAACGCTATGATGCTAAAGAAGCTAAGGAGGTTGGTAACAAAATTGCTGGAAAAGCAAAAGCTATGCAGGTTGATAGCAAGGCTTTCGGAGGCTTGTTTGGCAAAGCTAAAAAACTAATGAAACCGTTTGATGAATATCCTAATTTGAGAACCAAGCAAGTTCAGCTAAAGTCAGGCGAATATGTTCAAGTTTTTAATCAATCAGGAGATAAGTTAGAGGTAATATCTTTAGAGGATATAGGGAGAAACGTAAAGCCACACACAATAAGCATAGATGAAGTTGATTTAACAACTATGAGAATGGGTGGAGAAGTCAGTAATAAGATTGCTGGAAAGCAAAAAGCTACTTACAATAAAAAGAATATGAAAGTTGGTGGCTCAACTAAGCAGGGAAGCAGAATGAAGCTTTTGACCGAAAAAGCAAAAGAAATTAGAAAATCTAACGAAAAATGGTCTGATGCTTTGAAGCGTGCAAGTGCTATGATGAAGTAATTAAAGGCGAGGTATTAAATTTTACGCTTAATGCCTTGCTATTTAATTAATTATTATATTTGTCAATTAATAACCTAAACAATAAAAAAAACACTATGGAAACGATTAAAGAATTATTAGCAAAGCTTGACAACAAAGTAACACCATCAATGGCAAAAAAATTAGATGGTTTACAAGCGTTGAAAGAGAAGTTACAACTTGCTAAAGAAGAATACGAAGCAGAGCCAACTGACGAAAAACTGGAAGATTTGCAAGAAATTGAAGAATTTATCGCTGATGAAAACGAAGATATTATTGAAGATTTGAAAGTTTTAGTCCGTAGAAAAAGATTTGCAGAAGAAGAAGAAAAATCAAGTCAAAGTACTCCTAAAGCTGATGAAGCGCCTAAAGGTGGTGAAACAACCAAAGAGGAAGAAAAAAGCGGTCTTGGTGTTTTCGGATGGGTCTTTGGAGGTGTGTTGCTTGTAGCTTCTTTTGGCGCAATTAACTACTGGAGAAATAATAGATAGTGGATAGAAGAAAAAAAATATTTTTAGCTATTGGCTTAATCGGTGTTGCCATAGGAGGATTTGTGCTTACTAAATTTTTGACCAGAAATGTTCGGAGAATTAGAGGTGGCACAGTTACCTTGCAAACATTTGACACACCGCCAATAGAAGAACCATTAACCGAATAATTATGTCAAAGTACACGAAAATAAATATCAAAGTACCAGATATAAATAGAACTTATGTTATTGGCGCTTACAGTTATTCAAAACCCGAAACAATTGTGGTTAATAAAGCCATGATGAATAGAATTTATAAGCAGTATGGTATATTTATCAATAGATGGGGTACTGAATTTCAAATAGACGATTCGGTTTTAGTAGGATTTATAGCCACTGAAAGTAGTGGCGAAAATGCGCCGCCAAATAGATTTGAGGCTACTGGCTTAATGCAAATGACACCAGATACGGTATGGGAAACCATTACTAAGTGGCAAAGAATGGTGGGAAGTCCTTTGTCAAAAACCGCTATGTCTTTTTTTAATAAAACAATTCCTTCAAGCAAAAAATTTGAGCCTAATACATTACCATCCAGTTCTGTAAAATCGGAAATTTTAAAGGCATTACAAAATAATAGCGAGTTCAATATTGCTATTGGCACAGCGCATTTACGTTGGTTGTTAGAAGCGTTTGCAGAAGATGGTAAAGCTGAAATTAACAAAGTTATGGTTTCCTACAATGCTGGATATTATAGTTCAAGAAATAAAGTCAAAGGAAAAATGACTACAACACAAATAGTAAATAACAAATCGTTTCCTTTAGAAAGTAGAGGTTACTTACTAAAAATGCTTGGAGTTAATGGTTTTATGGATTTATGGTTTAAAAATAAAAAATAGCAAATGATAAAGTTGTTTTATTTGTGTTGGAAAAGTTTCATAAAAGGCAACTATTGGCTTTATTTAGGCGTTTCATTTTTCTTAGGATTTCCTTTTATTCAATTTTTCAGTATTATTTTTGGGTTGCCATACAAAACTGGTGATTTTAATTTCAAATCAGTTCTATTGCTTGGGATATTTTGGTTGTTTTTTATGCAAGTATTTCAATTAGCAAACTGTTGGGTAAACAAAAAAAAGGTTATTAATTACTGGGATGTATTTTGGAGTTTAATAGGTTTCAGTATAGCTTTATTTTTAATGAGATAATGGCATATAAGATAACCAAATATTCATTTGCAAAGGCAAAAAGTCTTGGAGTTGAAATAAAACCATCGACTAACATATTGAAAAAAATTGATGTGTTTAAAAATGGTAAAAAGATAGCTTCGATAGGGGCAAGGGGTATGAATGATTACCCTACATATTTAGAGAAAGAAAAGAAAGGCTATTACCCAAAAGGGTACGCACACAAACGTAGGATGCTATATAAAGAAAGGCATAAAAAAGACCGAAATGTGGTCGGAACAAATGGTTATTACGCCGATAAAATACTTTGGTAAAAAGGAACTTAACAACACATAGAAATGAGTTATTTAAAAAAAAAAAATAACTTAAATTTTAAAAAGATGACAAAGAAAACAAAAATGTTATTAGGCGGTGTTGCCGTATTAGGATTAGCCTACTTCTTATACCAAAGAAGTCAAAAAATGGCAAACATGAGTGGAATGGCTAACTTTGGCGGAGTGGATGACATGAGCGATTTTGCTAATGCCGAAGGAAAACGTTTATGTGTTAGAATTAATCCAAACGGAAGTACAACCATGTACACGCCAATTGCGGGAAGCCGTTGTCCTTCTGGAGGGAGAATACAAACCGTTTAATTAGAAAATTATGTCATTAGTTTATGAAAACAAAGTTCCTAATTCGTATAGGAATGCTTTTGTAAAAAAAGTTAGGGAAGTATCTAATCGTTTAGGTATTGACCCTAACTGGCTAATGGCTATTATGTATTTTGAAAGCGCAAGAACGTTTAGTCCGTCAAAAGGCAATAATATTGGTTGTTACGGTCTTATTCAGTTTTGTCCTGATAGGGGTAAAAATTACAAAACTGTCAACGGTAAGCGATACTTTATGTCGGATATTGCTAAAATGGATTATTCCGAGCAATTAGACTTGGTTTACGAATATTACAAGCCATATACAGGAAAACTAAAAAGTTACACCGATACATATTTTGTAACATTTTTTCCTTTGGCTATCGGTAAGCCTGATGATTGGATTATTCAGGGCGGAGGTTTTACCGCAAGACAAATATACAATTCAAACCCTGCCTTTCATCAAGTAAAAGATGGTAAGATTCAAGTTTGGGAAGTAAAAAAAGTAATCTTAGAAAAACTACCAAGAGAATGGGTCAATGATGGAAGTTTTACTTTAGCAATTAAATCATACAAAGGTTATTTAACCGCAGGATTATTATTAATCGCCATTGGCGGATTATACATTTATAAAAATGTTAGAAAAAAATAGCGCAACTGAACAAATGCAAGAGCAAGAAATTAAAAAAGAAGTAAATACTCAAATTCACAAACACTTATCGACTATTTTTATTGTTGTTGGTATTATATCTTTTACTCTTGGGGCAATAGTAAACTATTATACAATAAAAAGATTAAACGGAAGTAAACCATGAAAATAAGTGGACAAGTTATAGACAGCAAAGGTGAAGGATTACCTTTAGCCAACATTACAATTACAACTGGTGAAAAAGCCGAAAAGTTAGGTGTTGTCGCTGATTTAGATGGTAATTTTACTACTGAAAACGATTTAATTAAACCAGATTCAATTTTTAGAATTAGTTACGTTGGCTTTATACCAAAGTTTTTAAAAGCAAGCGAGTTGGCTGGTAAAAAAATTACGTTGATGGAGAGCGCAGAACAGCTTAGGGAAGTAGTTGTATTTTCAAAACCAATAAGAACTGCAAAGCAGTCAAGTAGTGCCTTAAAAACGCATATTCAAAACAATAAATTCGCCTATGCTGGAATAGGTGGTCTATTAGGGTTATTCCTAATAGTTAAATCAATAAAAAAATAATTATGGAAGCACAATCAACTGCACCAGCAACTACTCCAGCGCCAGCTACCGCACCAGCGCCCGAAGTTGCAAACGTAACATATCAAGCGCCAGCTTCAACACCATCAATGGAAACTGGAGGCGCTATGGAAGCTATTACAAAACCTAAAATGAATGTTAAGGATATTGTACTTAGTGGATTTTTATTAGCTATGAGTATTTCCGTTATTATCTACACAAGATTGGGAATTAAAAAACTTAAAGAACAACCAAGTGCAGATGAATTTGATAACATGAGTGAGGATATTGAAGAATTAAAGTTTAATTTACAAAAAGCATTGGGCAATAAATATCAAAAAACCTAAATATAAAATTCATGGCAAAAAGTAAAGGATTAGGCGACACGATTGAAAAGGTTACAACCTTTTTAGGAATTAAGCAATTAGTTGAAATACTAAATCCAGATTGCGGTTGTCCGTACAGAAGGGATTATTTAAACGAAAAAGTTCCTTATAACTTTGAATCTTACAAAAAAGTATTAAAATTTAAAATATAATTATGACATCAACAAATTTATTATGGTTCGGATTGGGCATGGCTATTGGCTATGTTTTCATCAAAAAAGATTGGGGAACAAGGGTTGTAAAACCAATAGCCGAAACTGCGTTGCAAGCTGGTAAAGATTTGGCAGTCGATGTAAAAGACACTGTTCTTGACACCGCAAAAATGACAAAATGCGAAGCAGACTGGTTAGAAATTGCCAAAGTTTCAAAATTTGGCTCAAAAGAAAGTGCTGACAAGGCTAAAAAAGATTTTATGGCTTCTTGTATGGCTAAATAAAAACAAAAAAACCAATGAACTTAAACGAAGTTACTTACGGAAACCCAACAAAACAGCAATACCACCATATCACAAAACGTTGTATGGTGGATAGTTTGTTTGAAAAACTAAAAGAAAATAGTTTCCCAAATAATGATTCAGAAATGGTTAAGGATGAACTTAACGAAATTGTGGATTATTTAAAAGTTATGGATGATGAAGAAAATGAAATGTTTCTAAAGCGCTATAAGTCTTATGACCGAAATTTGATTCAAACAATCAACGCAACGTTCTTGAAAAAAGGCATTGATATAGCCGAACTTTCACACGATGTAATGAAGGATATAGAAAATTTAATTTTCAAACTAAAATTCTATTTCCAGCGCCCAAGACCAAAACAATTAGCGCAGTATTATAAGTTGAAGTTGTTTCCGTATGATAGTTATGTTGCAAACACACCTTCTTATCCTTCTGGGCATACCTTACAAGCGTTTGTAATCCTAAGCGTTATTGGTAACTTACACCCGAAAGAAAATGCTTTTTGCAAGGAAATGATTGACGATATTGCTTATAGTAGATTATACTTAGGCTTACATTTTCCAAGCGACAATGACTTTGCTAAATTAGTAGGCGAAGAAATTTTAAAACAACCAGAATTCGCTAAAAAATACGGAATATGAGGCACGATGAATATGAATTACAAAGAGCAATAAGTTGGTA